TTGAGGAAGCGGGAACTGACGCAACTAGGGGTACAGATAAAGACCCGCCTGAATGAGCTTGGAATGACGCAGTATGAATTATCGCAGCAGCTAGGCATGAATTACAAATATCTGTACCTGATTATGGTCGGGGAACGCTCCGGTAAAAGCTATATGCGCAAGATCGGTGAGCTGCTGGATATTGACCCAAAGCTTAGTAAAACGGCGTGAAGGGAGGGTTAGGCGTGGAAAAGGAAATTAAAAGCACGATTATTGCACTTTGTAATTGGATACAGCGTACTATTGCAGAGCCTGGGGCAGACGAGTTAAAGGCGCTTCCTGCTATTGCAGATAGTGTTGCTAATCTTTACAGCGTGTATAGGGAGCCTGTGTTGGAACAGCCATCTATTCTAGGTGAAGAAACAGTTGATATTAGGCGAATGGTAGAAACTGCTGGCCGGAATAAATGTGAAGTCACAAAGGAGCAACTAGCAAGTGAGATCCTCAAGTATGGAGCACCACAATCTGTTTATATTGACCACGGGGAGGCGAAGTAGCATGGAAGGAATTAATACCGTTGAGAAGTATGAACGGGTATTGGAAGATGTTGAATTAGCTCATCCAGATGACAAAAAAGTAGTGCGGCAAATTCTTGATATCTTCGAGGAAGAAAAAGCAAGTGTTTGCCGCGCTAAAGTGGTTCTTAAATTAGTCTATGACCTATTGGACATTCAAAGTGTGGTTACTAGTGAATTCCTCCAGGTAGATATTTTTTCAACTCCTGAACATGTAGACACCCGGGAAGAAGAAAAGGAGTCATCAAGAAATTTCAAGGACATGCTCGAACGAGCTAAGCAACAGATCAGAGAGGATGCTGTTAAAGAATTTATTGAGAGCCAGAACGCCGAGCCTCAATCACAGGCTGAGTCTTCCAAGAGTATCTCGAACTATTGTAATCTACCAAGTTCTCTTTAGAGAACACTGCCATTAAGTTAGCTAAATGCTGAGGTTGTAACAAAGACCATTGAGTTAAGTTGCTTCCTTCAAAAATCCATATGTTACCGTAGAGGAAATAAAACTCCTGTGCTTGATCGGGAGTGTAGTCCTCAAAGAAACCCTTTAGATATTCAATGATAGCCGGGTGAAGGTCCACCATCATTAGCGACACTCGGTAGACATCGGTTGTTATGTACACTCTGTTATTGTGGAATATTGGCAATTTGAGTTCATTGCTATGTGTAACATATTGCCGTAATTTTTCATTTACCTCCGGTTTAAAATACCTTTCATAGGATTGCTGGAGAGATGAACAAATTAAGCCATGATCTGCGATGATATCTGTTTCGTCTCGCTTTAAGCCTACGATACCACTAGTCCATGAAGTACGTGCTCTTGGCATATTCTTTAAGTCCTTTCCATTGGGAGTGTTTGTAAATCTCGACAATTTACATTCTACCAAAATTTGAAAGGGAAATGGGCATGAAAAAAGCCGCCGTAGAGGGCGACTCTTAAGAAATAAACCAACGGTAGTATATCACGCCAGAGTAGCTTTTGGAAAGGGGGAGCCGTTTGGGAGTTTTAGTAAGTACATCAGAAGCGGCGGAACTTGAAGGTTTAGCAAAAAGATCAGTCGTAAGGAAAATTCAGAACAACAAGTTGAAAGCCACGCAGATCCCAGCACAAACATCAGCAAAGGGCTACGAGTATCGCATTGCTCTCTCTGACCTGTCTGCCAAGGCACAAGCTAGGTACTATCAGCAGCACCAGGTAGCCAATATACCCAAGCCAGCCCCAGCAGCGGAGCGGCTAGAAGATAAATCCCTGGAAGATCTGACGGAGCGCCAGCGCCAACAGGCCGCCCATTGGCGGCGTGTGCTGGAGGAATGGCGGGCATACATCTCTGATTACCCGAAGCAGACCACCATGCGCACGAAGGATTTTGTCGAGGAATATAACCGATGGAATTCGGACATGCCTCTCACGGAGCGAACGCTGCGGCATAAGTGGAAGCTGTACCGTGAGTATGGCGAGGTTGCCCTGGCAGATGGCCGGGCGGATCGGGCCGACAAAGGCAAGACCACAATTTCAGAAACAGCCTGGTCCGTATTTCTTCAGTGGTGGCTGGATGAAGGACAGCCGACCACCATGCACTGTTACGAGCTGCTGAAGGCTTGGGCCAAGTTGGACATGCCTCAACTGCTGCCGCTGCCTTCTGTTGACAGCTTTTACCGCAAGGCAAAGGAAATCCCTAAGCCTGTTATCGACTATTTTAGATTTGGCAAAAAGCGGTTTGAAGACGAGGCTATGCCCTTTGTGCAGCGCCTCTATGAATGGATGGACAGCAATGAGGTTTGGGTGGCTGACTTTCACACCCTGGACATCTTTGTCAGGGACGACTTCACGGGGCGTGTCTATCGCCCCCATGTGGTTGCCTGGTTGGATGTACGCAGCCGTAAGATGATGGCAATCACGGTATGTGAAAGCTCCAATTCGGACGGGGTCATTAGCTCGTTTAGGAAAGCCGTGGAGCGTTACGGTATCCCGAAATGGGTCTACCTTGATAATGGCCGTGAGTTTCTTGTCTCCGACTTTGGCGGGCGAGGCAAGCGGAAGACCTCTGACAAGCAAGGCTATGGAGCTACGATGCTGGAGCGTATGGGTGTCAAGATGGTGAATGCCAAGGTTGCGAACGCCAAAGCGAAGATTATCGAACGTGCTTTTAGGACCTTTTCAGAGCAGTTCTCTAAGCTGATCCTCACTTACACCGGGAGCAGCCCGGACCGTAAGCCGCACCGCCTGGAAGGTGTATTGAAGAAAACGGACAACATCCCGCTACGCTCAGAGATTGAGAGCAGCCTGTGGAAATACATAGAAGGCTGGTACAACACGAGAACAAGCACGGCTGCTGGAGTGGATGGATTAACCCGTAATGAAGCCTATGAGCGTAACCTGATCACCAAGCGAGTGGCGACCAAGGAAGAGCTTAACCTGATGCTGCTGCGTACTGCTCGATTGCAAAGCGTGGACCGCAACGGGGTCTATCTCAAATTTGGCGAAACCAAGCTTTGGTACTACAGCGCCGATCTGATCATGCATTATATGAAGCAAAAGGTATTTGTCCGCTATAATCCCGAGGATTTATCCACGGTACGGGTGGACGACGAGGAAGGCCGCTTTATTATGGAGGCCACCTTGAAGGACGCTGGCGGTTATGGCGGCGAGGTTGACAAGGAAGCCATTAAGCGAAACGAAGCGATGAAGCGCAAGCAGCGGGAGAATGTCCAGGGCTATCTGGAGAGCCACTTGGATATAGAAGCGCCGTCCATGATGGACGTTATGATGCGGGCATCCGAGCTTAACATTGAAGCGGAACAGTCACGGACCTATGATGCGGAGATTCTTGACCCGGTGAGACTGGACAACTATCGCCCAGCTATGGCCGCAGGCGCAGAGGATAATGTGGTTGATATGTCCCGGATGATCGCAAATGCGGAAAGGGGAATGAAACGATGAAAGACCAAATATTAGCGTATATGCAGGAGCATGGCTTGTCACAAGCCACGGCTGCCAAGTTGATCGGGATCGGGGAAAGCACCTTCTCCCGGTACTTATCCGGGAATTACCCGAACCCGGAGAGCATTGAGAAAAAAGTGGCTGACCTACTGGAGAAGGAGGAACTACGGCATACCTCCTTTGGAGCGCAGGACATCCCTTTTGCGCTCACCACGATTGCCCAGCAAGTCATGCAGACCCTTGAGTATGCACGGATTAAACGTAATATCAGTGTCATTTATGGAGATGCAGGCATAGGCAAGACCCGGACCATGCGCGAATGGTCTAAGGGGAAGACAGACGTAATCCGGGTGACGGCTTCCCCGGCCTTGGGCAATCCGAAATCATTCTTCAAGCTGCTGGGCCGGGAACTCAAGTCCATGAAGAGCGGCTGCATAGATGACCTGTACATGGATCTATGCGACCGTCTGAGCGGATCGGACAAGATGATCATCATTGACGAAGCGCAGCATTTAAAGCTCACAACTTTGGAAAACCTTCGGGGTATCCAGGAGACGGCGAACATCGCCATAGTGCTGATTGGCAATGAAATGATTTATAGCAAGATGGTGGGCCGCCAGCAAGCGGAGTTTGCCCAGCTCTTTTCCCGAATTGGTTGGCGCAAGCACCTACTGACAGACCAGTTTGTCCCCGAAGATGTAAAGCGTGTGTTTGGCTCCCAGGATGAGGAAACTCTGTCCTTGCTGCTGAACATCTGCCATAGCAAATACGGACTACGGGGCGCGGTGTATGTCTATTCCAACGCCAGTAACAACGGGGACACATCGGTGAGAGGCATCCGGGCTATGGCTCGGACGATGGGTATAGCCGTATGAACGGTAAAAAGCTGGTGATACATGTACCTGTCGAGGTTAGCAGCGAGGCGGTTAAAGCAGCTTTTGCCCGTAAGGGCATCGTGCCAAATCAGGCCAATGCAAGGCGGTTTCTGGATTTGCTTAGGCTGGGTCTTAAAGTAGGTATCGGTGACATTTATGATGAAGTCCTGGCCGATAAAGAAACCTTGCTAATGCGTGGATTCACCTTTAAGAAGGAGGAACGTGCATGAATCAGGTAAACACTGAACTGCTAGAACAACATACAGACGATGACCAAAGGGGGGCTGCTCAAGCAGCTCTCTCTTCTAATAAATTCGAGTGGTTTAACAGGCTTGGGGCCGTGGAGGATATCGCCCAGGAGATGGCGGACAACGGCGGCAAGTATGACAAGGCGCTGCGTACGGTCCGTATCTCCCGCTATGCCTACCGGGTGTCAAAGATGCCTGTGAAGCAGAAGGCGGCATTGAAACGGGATGCGGTCAAGCGGGCCAAGGCCGTTATCTTAGAACGCGAGTCTGCGGATGTTGGAGATATCGTCAAGGTGGTGAAGCTCGTTCCCGCCGTTCTGCTGGGCGGTGCACATCATCGGGATGGCCGCAAGCTTGTAGAAGCCGAGGTTACTCATAAGTACAGCATATCGGGGATTTACAAATATACGGTGCGCCGTCTGGAGGATGGCGAGAGTCAGACAGGTAACGGCCATATGATCAGGTGCATCGTTACCAAGTCTCCAGGGGCTGACCGGAAGGAGAATGCAGAATGATCATGAAGCTGCGCATGGTGAAGACCATTACGGTGCATCAGCCCTGGGCTACTTTGTTAGCCTGGGAGTTTAAGCGGCTGGAGTCTCGCGGGTGGTCTACCGACTACCGGGGGCCGCTCGCCATACATGCGGGTAAGCACGTGGATCGGGAAGCCTGTGAACGGGAACCGATCCGCAGTGTACTGGCTGACTTGGGCTATACCGCCGATACCCTCCCCACGGGGGCGGTCTTGGCAATCGGTGAGCTGAAGGAAGTCTATCCTATCAATATCGCCGGGGATTCCTTTGCGGGGTCTATCGACAGTGAGGGCAAGGTTGCAAGGCATATCGAAGGCAATGAGTTTGAATTTGGCTGGTATGACGAGGGACGCTTTGCCTGGGAGATATCCCAGGTTATGCGGCTGGCCGAGCCGATCCCGGCTAAAGGGCAGCAACGCCTGTGGTATTGGAGGCTGCCAGCATGACGGATGCCAGGGTGTTGATTAATTACGTGGATGGCATCTGGAAAGCTGTGGTTGAGGTTCCCGCCAAGTACGAAGCCAACCTTCGTCAGATGGAGGAATTGGAGAAGGAGAGCAATGATTTGCTCCATGCTCTGGAGCTACTGGACATCAGCCCGGAAAAGGCTGCTGAATATGCGGTGAATATTCGGAACAACCGTTTGGAGCGTAGACGCTTCAAGGATGAAAACATGATATTGAAACCTTTGTATGACTACATCAAGCAGCATAGGCAGTTGGAAAGCGAGATTAGGCTGTGCCAGCAATCCACGGTGAGGGCCTGCGGGGTACTGAAGGATCGTTGTTATCGCCCGCGGGTTCGGACGGATTTGACGGAACTATTCAGAAAAGCAAAGGAGGCGCAACATGGTTGAAATGGAGCTTGTCACAGTTGAAGTGCAGCTCATACGTAGCTGCCTGGTGTTTCGGGCGATGGAGATTACCGATGCCCGCCAGGATGTCTATACACGCCTGGTTAACAATTTGTACGGTGCTGGTTTATTTTGCTGGAGCGCTCTTGAGGCCGCTTGTATTGTCTTGAGTCTTGCAGAATTTGCTAGATATGCGAAGGAAGTCGGACATATGGCGCTGGCTGCGGATGCGCTGGAACTGGCTGCCCTGATACATTGGCAAGCTTACGCCTTGGAACTTGGAGAGATTCCTGAAGAAAGCAGCCCACAACTTGAAATGGCGGTGCTGGCTCATGTCAGCTAAGTTCAAATTCAAGCGGGAATTATTTGAGGAGGAGTTGCTGGGCTACTCGCCTGAACAGGTGCAACTCATAGCAGACTATTTTGCCGTGACCGCTCTGACCCGCAAGGCGGGGCTAATCTCTCCTGGCGTGATTCGTAGGCAACTGGTGTACTGGCAGCGGTTTAGTGTGGACATCGTTATGCAGGCCCTACGGCTGCATATCAAGCAGTACCCTGACAAGCCGGAACAATACACCCAGGGCATCATGCGGACGCTGGAGAAAGGAGCTGAAGCGAGACGTGCAAAAGCTGGAGCAAGTGTTGCGGAATTCGTCCCGAGCCGGAGGAACTACGGCCAGGGAGATGACAGATACATTGGAGACGACGACCCCCTGCCCATATAAGACCTGTGACGGATCGGGCGTTGTCATGATAGATGCCTGGACTTTTAAGGAGTGCCAATGTGAGTCAGACCGCCGGGAGCGGCTCAACGTGCAACGGCTGTTTGCGGATCTGCACGTACCCAAGCGATACCAGGGCAAGACGCTTCAAAACTTTGACCCCGCCTTGCTCAAAGGTCGCGCCTATGACATGGCCGTGCGCTATGTCGAGCGGTTTGACGAGATCCGGCATGAGAGTACCAACGGGCTGGCCTTTATCGGCCCGCCCGGCACGGGTAAGACGCACCTGGCCTATGCGATACTGAGCGCCCTACTGCCAAAAGTCCGGTCTGCCATCTGCGGCAGTGTGCCGGACCTCATGGAGATGCTGCGGCCGAAGAACGATAAGGAGCTTGGAGAGCAGCGGCTGGCCGCCCTCAAGACAAGTGAACTGGTCGTGTTGGACGACCTTGGAGCCGAGCGGGAATCTACCTGGGTAACGGAGCGACTATTCATGATTTTAAATAGCCGTTACAATGAGCAGCTACCCACGATCCTGACCAGCAACGTAGAACTGCGGATACTGGAGCAGATACCGGGCTGGGCGCGCGTTGGAAGTCGGATCACTGAAATGTGTCATGCCGTGCTTTGTGATGGTGCAGATCAGCGCAAGGCACAGAAGATTAAAACCAAGGCTAAGCCTGGAAAGGATGATTAAGGTGAAATTTGATAAAAAAATGAATCGTAGTGGAGGGGTTACCCTTCCTTCGGCTCTTCGCCGGGAGTATGGTTTGGCTGCTGGGGAGAAATTCCAAGTTTCGGTTAACCAGCATGGGGACGTCGTACTGAAGCGCACGGAAGGGCAATGTCTGTTTTGCCAGGCTGATCAGGATTTGATCCCGTACCTGGGCCGGTTGGTTTGCCGCTCCTGCGTCTCTAGTATGGCGGTACAGGCAGGAGAGGACCATGAATGATATCAGCCCTGATTGGAAAGGCTCCACTGCAAAGGAGCGGGCGGCTATAGATAGCATACTGAAGCATGAGGGTACGCCTGGGGCGATTGTAGCCTTTGACAACCTCAAGCACGTTTTTAGCAGCTACTGGTATTGGTTTATGCTGTCTACGCTGTGGATTAGCTATTCCGGTTGGTCGGATTTGCGTATGTGGCGGCGGCTGTTTCGGAGCATGCGGCCCCGCCGTCAAACCTCACTCATGAAGCCTAGCGAGTGGGCAGCCTTCCGGGAGCTTCCGAGTACGTTCACCGTTTACCGGGCGCACCGACCAGATGAAACCGATTGGATCAGCTACACGCTGAGCCGTTCCTTGGCTGAAAGCTGGGTAGCCCAGCGCGGCGGCTATCTTGGTGTATACAAGCTCCACAAGAGGGATTGCCTGGCCCTCTTCTTGCGCAGGGGCGAGGATGAAATATTGATGCTGGAACCTACCAAAGCAAGGAGGATAAATATATGAACCACGATGCAGTACGCATACTGATTGACGAGGCGGTAAGTCTGGAGAAAGAGTTGGAAGCTGGCAAGAAGAAGCTGGAGGCCTTGAAAGCCCGCATTCAGTCACATGCCTTTGCCGAGATGCAAAATAAATCATTAAAGTATCGCCGTATCTACGGTATGAGCGGTCACGCCAATGTCACCTACAAGGCTAAATTCTCGCTCAACAATTATGAACGACTTTACAGGGCAGTTGGAGACATTGCGAAGGATCACATTAAGCGCACTGAAGAGATTAAGCATGAGCCGAAAACGGCTTTTAAAGCGGCTTTAATCGCCATTGCAGATGGTGATTATGGTAAGGACATTACCGTGGAGGAAGTCTTGCGAGGCTTGGGCCTGGATGAAAAGCAGATCAAGGCAGCAGACAAGCGCCTCAAGGGTGTGTATGGCAAGGACAGGGATGTGCTTCAGGCCTTTGGGATTGAAGGGGATCGCGAGGAAGAGCTGGACGCGATCCGTAGGTATCGCACCGCCCAGCTTGTGGAATCATTCTTCGGTAATTTGACACCTCTCCAACTTGACGAAATCAAGCGATCTATCACCGTGGAGCAGGAATTGGCGATAGGTATCGAATATGAGTGACGCTAAAAAGCAGATCTGGACGATTGGCCGCAAGCTGGATATGCAGGAGCAGGATATCCGTGCTGTCCTCTACCGGGAGACCGGGAAGTCTAGCATGAGGGATTGCACTGATCAGGAGCTGCGGCGGGTGGTGCTGGCGCTGCGCCAATTGCAAGGGGCGGAGAATCATACCGGGGATCGGGCCTCTAAGAAAATGCTTTGGAAGATCGAGCAGCTAGAGTTGGCCCTGGGCTGGAATGATAACCCCAAGCGCTTGCAGGCCTTCCTGCGCCGTTACTACAAGGTCGATTCCCCTCAATGGCTCACCCGGGCGCAAGCCTGGCGGGCTATTGAGAGTCTCAAAAAGATGGTCAGTAAAATGGAAAAAGCGGGTGAAGCGAATGAAGAACGCTACAGTAACCGTTGATTATGAGAGCTTCCAACGCCTGAAAGATCGGGCAGACAGATACGAAGCCATGAAGCGGAATCAGGCCGAAGAGGCAAAGAATGAACGTAAGTTTATTGAATGCATCTGTGATTGCATCGAGAAGGCCAATGATGCCCGTACCCCTGAGAATAAGCAGTACCATATTGCCCAGGGCATCCGTGCGATATGTGAGCATTATGATATGGACCTGCTTACGGAATACGCTGGACTGGATGAAGGTGAAGCACCGTGATAAAAGATGCCGGAATAGTAGTGATGCTGATGATCGCAATCATTGCGATGATGCTCTGGGGAGCGAACATGAATTAGCGCCCATTCGCGCATAAAGATAGGGGGTGACTATCCTATGAAACCTAGCATCGGACGTATTGTACATTACTGTGACATGGAGGGGAAAATCCTTGCAGGAGTTGTAGTAGCTGTTATGGATGAAGAAAATGCAATTGTGAATTTAGCGGTTTGGAGCGAGTTCGGCAAGCAATGCAACGCTTTGAATGTACGTCAAGGTCATGGTTGCGAACAGTGGAATTGGCCAGCAAGGGGATAATGAAAAAAGCCCCGCAAGGGGCTTACTTCATTAACTCAATCGCTGAAGGTGAAACTAAATTATAGTTTGGGCTAATACTGCTGCATCGTCATAATCATTGTCACTCCAATCTTCAAAACCCACTTGAACGAATGCCATATCATATGATCTTGTTAGCTCTCTGTATGGGGATTGTTTCCATTGATTGTCTCGTGGATCTAGATTCCACCCCGTAACAAAGAGTCTAATTGGGTTTTGACCCGTGTTTTTTTCGGAAATCCAATCACTATTCCCTACATTCCGATTATCCCTTCTGAGCACTTCCGTGAGTTCCTGATTATAAACGATAACTGTATTGTGATGTCCAGCATTGAATCCAAATTGCAATTTCAATCTGTACCCGGGGTAAACGTTTAACTCAAACATTCTTTTTTCATCAATTGTTTGTTGTTTAGTTGGTCCCATTAAGCTCATTCCCATATCTGTCACGCTCTCTTTCTTTCGGATTATTTTAATCGACGATAGTGTAATCAATACACATTATTAAAATACATGTAACAAAATCAATAATTGGTAATTGGAGGTGAACACGTGGAGATGTCAGAGGAAAAGCTGGAATGGCGAACCGTGAAAGAGGCCTTCAGGCGGTACAGGGAGAATGAGGAACTGCTGAAGCGTCTCCAGAACGAGCAGCCGGATCAGTATCAACTAGGCTTTGCTTTAGCTGCCGATGGTCAGTTGGACGTTGTGGCCGATTACGTGCTTGATGCAAAATCGGCAAAAGCGTATAATGAGGCGGTAATGTCCTGCATCAGACAGCTATCGTCAGCAGAGCAGCGAATTATTAAGGCCTTCTATCTCTCGCCTGTGCGATTACCACCGTGGCGGATCTACGAGCAGGAATTACACATTGGCCGGACGTTGTACTTTACGACCAAAGCCAAAGCCGTGGGGAAACTTTTCGTGCTACTCCGGGCGAAAAACCTTGTTCCCCGCCACGCTTTACCCCCTTAAAATGCCAAAATAAAGTGCGGACTTTTCGCCCCGAATACCATAGTACGATAGACCAGTAAAGCCAATCAGGCCGAGCTGGTCTTTTTTGGTTTTCGGGTCGCCTCCCATATCGGGCATAGCGGTACGTACCGAATGGCGTTGATGCGGATACTAGCACTACCTTGGGATAGGCAGGATGGGTAGTAGGGGTATTTGGCGGAGCCTAGCACAAGTAGCAAGTAGACGTTGCGGCGGGCGATACGGCGAAGGTAGTTGGTTTACAGGTTGTGTATTCCTCCTGAACTATCTTTCCTTTATCCTGTCGGAGATTGTTTGGGAATTTGTAGTGTAATTAGGAGGAATGAATGTGCCGGATTGGCTGGTGCAGTTTGCGTTAGCAACATTGATTGGTATCATTGGATTTTTTCTCAAAAGCCACAAAGCCCAGCAGGACAAGATGAATGAGATCCTGCAAGCTCAGATTGATAAAACAGAAGCAGAATTCCAGGCATTCCGACTGTTGGCAGCGGACCAATACGTACATAAAGACGACTTTATCAGGGCCACCGCTCAAACGGACCGGAAGCTTGATAAGATATACGACGAGATTATTAAATTATCCGGGGGGCGGAGCTAGTGGATCAACGTGAAATTCTTAAAAACAGGCAGTACCGGGGGCAGATTATGCGGATCGTCTCCATGTTTTACCCTGATCCCGTGACGGTAAAGCAGCTCAAGCTGGGTCTGCAAGAGTATGGCCTGACGTATAGCGCGGATCTGGACAAGCATCTGCACTATCTGGCGGATGACAGTGACAAGGAGTCTCCTCCTTACATCCGGCGCACAGATGGCTTCCTGCGAGAGCTGGACGACAATGACAAAATCTATATCACCCGGGCGGGGATCAAGCTTGTAGAAGGCAGCGTACAGGATGAAGACATCTTGCTATGAGTCAGTACAAGAAGTACCGCAAGCATAACAAGGTCTACGAGCTGCCCGAAGAGATCCGCGACGAGGTTGATCGCCGCCTGCTGGATACAAGCATTACTTACTCTGATATTAGCGTATGGCTGCTGAACCAAGGCTATGAGGTTTCCAAGTCTACCATCGGAAGGTATTCTCTTGAGAGTAAGCAACTTGCAAACCGTCTCATGGAGACACAGACCCGAGTGCGCGAGATGATGAAGATTGCCAAGAACACGCAGGACGACGAGCTGCTGACCGAGGGAGCATTACAGATTGCGGTGGGCAAGCTTTCTGAAAAAATTGCCTTGCTTGAGGAAGAACTGGATGATCTGCCGCCCGAAAAGGCTATTGACCTGATGATCAAGTTATCCCGGGCTAAAGCGTATAAGGACAAAGTATATGCCGATCTGCGAGGCGAGTTTGACCTGGCACACAAACGATTCAAGGAGGCTGTCTATGCGGAGCTGGAAGCGAGTCATCCGGAAATTGTGGAACAGCTTATCCGGATTGCGGACGAGACGCTGGGGAAGGTCGGCCAGTCGGCTGTATAAAGGCTATGGCAGGTGGATTGAATGAATAGCATTATTCAAGACTTCAAACAGAATAGCGGCCAGCAGGAACGTAAAACCGTTATCTCGCTGGGCAAAAGAAATTTCCGGGAGTATTGCAACACCATACACCCGGATTTTTTTAAATCTCATCGTAGGTATCAGGACGTATTATGTAACACCATACAGTCTGCCTACGAGAAGCGGCTGCTGAATCCAAATACAGGCAAGCCCATAGACATCCTCATTATCAATCTCCCGCCGGGCTTTGGCAAATCCTTCACCGGAGTTATGTTTGCAACCTGGGCTTACGGGCAAAATCCAAAAAGTCAGATTGTCGAAGTCTCTTACAATCAGACGCTGGCCGAGACCTTTTCTAAGGCAGTACGGGAAGCGATTCGAGATGAAGAGATCCACGGCGACGAATCGTCGTATGTGGTGAACAGCTTCTTCCCGGGGCTGAAGATCAAGCACGGAGATGGAGCTGCTACCCGCTGGGCGCTGGAAGGGTCATATATGTCCTACCTTGCAACGGGATTTGACGGATCACTGACCGGGATGCGGGGGCATATCGGCATTATTGACGATCCCATTAAAAACGCTGCTGAAGCAGTCAATGAGAATGTAAAGGCAGCACATTTCAATTTTTATAAAAATACCTTTGTATCGCGGATGCTTGACGGCGCGTTACAAATCATCATACAAACACGCTGGGCAACGGACGATCTGGCAGGCAAACTGCTGTCCGAGTTCCCGGACCGCTGCTATGAGCTGCGTATGCCAGCGTTGACAGAGGATGGCACAAGTTTATGCGAAGACCTCTATTCAACCACTGATTTGTTAATGAAAAAAGCCACACTGGATGAACATATCTGGTTGGCCAACTACATGCAGGAGCCGATTGATATTCGCGGCAGTCTCTACGCTACAGGCTTTAAAACCTATGAAGTGGTAGACGAGGATGCCGTTGAACGAGTCATTAACTACACGGATACCGCTGATATGGGCGCGGATTTCCTTTGCTCCATTTCGGCGGACGTGATTGACAAGTATGCCTATGTCAAGGATGTCTATTACACCGAGGACAGCATGGAGACCACGGAGCCAGAGACCGCCCGGAGGCTGGATTTGCATAAAGTACGGGAGGCGGCCATTGAGAGCAATAACGGTGGCCGGGGCTTTGCTCGTAATGTAGAGAGTCAACTGCGAAAGCTGAAGAACCGGAAGTGTCAAGTGACTTGGTTTCACCAATCGAAAAATAAGCGGACTCGCATCCTGGTCAACGCATCCAATGTACTGGAACAGGTTATTATGCCAGAAGGCTGGGAAAAGAAATGGCCGGAATTTTATAAAGCGGTGATGAAGTACCAGCGCAAGGGCAAGAACGAGCATGACGATGCACCGGACACGCTGACCGGGTTAGTAGAACTGGTTAACGGTGACGTTAAGCTGCGGCGTAAGGCTACCGTGCTGTCCCGCCGCCGTTTGGGGATTTAAGGGGGAATGACGAATGATTGAAAGTATCAAGGTGCGGCCAGGCACTGCACCGACCAATGAGCTGGTGACAAAAATTATATCTGTGTTCTGCTCCCGTCAGCTCCCTCACTATCGAAAGCTGGAGGGGTATTACAGAAGTCAGAACGAGATTCGCTCCCGGAGATTGGCCCCGGAAAAGCCGAACAACAGAATCGCTCATGGATTTGCAAAGTACATCACAGATATGGCAACCGGTTATTTTATGGGCGAAGGAATCCGGGTTAGTACAGAGGATGAAGAGTATCAGGAGCATTTGCTGAAGGTGCTGGAGCAGAACACGGCGGCCGATACAAACTTTGAAACGGCCAAGGAAGCCTCTAAAAAGGGTATTTCCTATGAGCTGCTGTACCTTAACGAACAGGCAGACATCCGGTTCAAGCGCTTTTCGGCGGAGGATATTATTCCGGTGTATTCATTTTCTGTTGGGGAGTTTCTGGAGTTTGCCGTGAGGATCTGGACAGAGCGGGATCTGATCACCAACAAAAACAGCCACTATGCTGAGGTCTACACAAAGGATGAGATCATCATATATGCCAAGAACGGCAGCATCTACCGGGAGCAGGAGCGCCTGCCGCATTACTTCGGTGATGTGCCGATGATCGTCTATTGGAATAACGAAGAGCAAAGCGGCGATTACGAGGATGTCATTGATCTGATTGACGCTTATGACAAAGCACAGTCGGACACGGCCAATGACTTTGAATACTTTACAGATGCTTACTTGGTGCTGATCGGGGCCGGGGCTGGCTTGGTCAAGGCAGAGGGTGACAGTGATGACGATCAAGACGCGATTCGCACTCTTAAGCAAGAGCGTGTGCTGCTACTGGATCAGCAAGGCCAAGCGCAGTGGCTTGTGAAGCAGATCAATGATACCGCCGTCGAAAATTTTAAAAACCGAGTGCGTGACGATATTTTCTTTCTTGCCAAAGTCCCGGCTTTGACAGATGAATCCTTTGCGGGCAATCTCTCCGGCGTAGCGATCCGTTACAAGCTGATTGGCTTGGAGCAGTTAGCAGCGATTAAGGAAAATAAATTTCTTCCCGCTTACAGGAAAAAGATCCGGCTCATCACCAGTCAGCTCAATCTGCGCTTATCTCGCAGCTTTGATCCGTCCAGCGTGGAGGTCAAATTTGACCGCAACATGACGGACAACCTGGCCGAGCTGGCAGATGTCATTTTAAAGCTGCGCGGCAGCGTGTCCAAGCAAACCCTGCTGGAGCTGTTGCCCTTTGTTAAGGATGCCCCAGCGGAGCTTCAGCAGCTCTTGGACGAGCTTCAGCAGGAGGATGAGCTGGGGAATGTAAATGAGGATTTGATCGGTGTGGGTGATGGCTGATGGCTCTCCCATCGGATCAGTATTGGATGCAGCGTAGCCTGGCCGATAGTACCAAGGCCTATAACTATACCGAGCGTAAGCTGGCTGATCTGCGGCGGGAGTACGAGCGGGCAATGAAAACGGTCCAGCAGCGTATTGCCGCCTGGTATCGTACCTATGGCGAGGATGGTAAAGTGCCTGTTACCGAGGCGCGTAAGCGGGCAACGGGCAAGCTGACCAGGCAGCAGGAGCTGCTGGCACGGCTGGAGAAGGACTTTGACCGCCTCTTTGGCACACAGCAGCAGCTTGCCAAGGAGACGCTAACGGGTGTCTACAGCGATGCATACTATCGGGCTGTATTTCGTATACAAAAGGGGATCGGCGCAGGGGCTAACTTCTTCGTCTTGACTCCCCATTATGTAGACAGGGCTATATCCACAGCCTGGAGTGGGCAGAGTTATTCCCGCCGGATCTGGAAGCACCAGCGGCTGCTTGCCAAAAAGGTGCGCTCCATCATTAACCAGGGTGTACTATTGGGGACACCCGAAGTGCAAATGTCGGAGCAGTTGGCCGCATCGATGCAATCCACCTTTGGCCGGGCGCAGCGACTGATCCGCACCGAGACGACACATATTTATAATCAGGCAACAAAGCTGGGGTACAAGGAAAGCGGCATCGAAGAATATCAATTCTTGGCTACGCTGGATCTACGCACAAGCGATCAATGCCAGAGCCTGGACGGCAAGCATTTCCCGCTGGACGAGGCGCAGCCCGGAAAAAACTACCCACCTATGCACCCTAATTGCCGATCAACCACGATACCCTATAGGGCTGGGCGGGCGGCAGAACGCTTTGCCCGAGATGCCGAAACGGGCAAAGGCTACTACGTGCCGGGGAACATGACTTACGATACCTGGCATAAAGAGCATGTTCTGGATCGGCACGGAGCAGATAAGGTTAAAGAGCTTAAGAAAACGAGCCGCCAGAAACGCCGTACAAGCCGTTCTAAGAGTTAGGGGCAGAATTGCCCGGGTCGAATCTTGTAAAGCAAATTAAAGGCGTTTAAAGGGTAATTAAAGACCCTTCCGCTGCTCCCCACTACTTGGGGGCGGCGTTGACATAGATACCATTAAATTTTAGGAGTGACTTTGCGATATGAATAAACGATTCTGGAGTTTTCTCTTTATGCCTAATTTCAATGCAGACGCTGGAGCCGGAGAAGGTGGCGGTGCTGCCGCAACTGATCCAGCAACGCCACCCGCCACTGATCCCGCAGCCGCTGCTGATCCTGCTGCCCCTCCCGCCGCCGATCCGACAACCATTTCAGCGGAGGAAGCAGCCCGCCAGGTCGAAGCAGCAAAGGCCGAGGCCAAGGCAGCCTATGAGCAGCAACTGGCCGACAAGCTGACCGAGGCCGAGAAGTTGGCGAAGATGTCAGAGGATGAACGCAAGCAGTATGAGCTTCAGCGGCGATTGGATGACCTGGAGAAAAAGGAACAGGCGATGGCTACCCGTGAGCTGAAGAATGAAGCCATCAAGACACTCACCGAAAAGGGCCTACCCGCAGCGGTCGCTGATTTTGTCCTAGGCGAGAACGCTGAAGCGACCGCTAAGCGAATTGATACTTTCAAGACCACCTTTGACCAGGCTGTACAGGCTGCCGTCGAGGAACGCCTGAAGGGCAAAACCCCGGTAACAGGTGGCGGAGCAGGAGCGCCGACCGCTTCCGAGCAAGCAAGATCATCTTTTGCAAGCGCACTTAAAGGAGGATTCTAATTATGGCAAACAGCATTAACTACGCAGAAATTTTTCAACCCGAACTGGATAAGCAGTTAATTGAAGAAGCCACATCCGGTTGGATGGAACCCAATGCCGCCCTGGTCAAGTATTCAGGTGGCCGTGAGGTTAAGATTCCTTCTATCCTGATGGATGGCTTGGGCGACTACGACCGGGGCGAAGGTTTTGTAAAGGGTAGCGTGAGCCTGGAATGGGAAACACAGCAGCTCACACAGGACCGGGGCCGTACCTTTACATTGGATGCCATGGACGTAGACGAGAGTAATTTTGTTGCTACGGCGGGAGTGGTGCTTGGTGAATTCCAGCGGACGAAGGTCATTCCCGAGGTGGATGCTTACCGCTATAGCACGATTGCATCCAAAGCAATTGCGGCCAGCAAGGCCGTGGGTGATTATTCCCCCACAGAAGCCACGATTCTTGCCAAGCTCTTGGCCGACATTGCGGCGGTGCAGGATGAGGTTGGCGAAGGCGCTCAGTTGATCATCACTTTGCCGATTACTATCGCGTCCATTCTCACCACTTCTGACAAAATTCAAAAGCGGATTGATGTTGTTAACTTCAAGCAGGGTGAGATCGATATGAAGATCAAGGCACTGGATGGGCACATCCTGAAGCCTGTACCTTCAGCACGAATGAAGACGGAATATATCTTCCATGACGGTTCAACCGCCGGGCAAACTCAAGGCGGTTTTTCTCCAGCGGATACAGCCAAAAATATTAACTGGCTAATTACAGCGAAGACTGCGCCGCTTGCCATCTCCAAAACGGACGTACCGCGCGTATTCGACCCGGAAACCAACCAGAGCGCCCACGCCTGGAAGATTGATTACCGCAAGTATCATGACTTGTGGATTCCTAAGAATAAGCTCGCTGCGGTACGGGCGAACATCAAGGAGGCGTTGTAATGTATACCCTCAAACGTCTCAACGTCATTAAGCAGACCGAATCCGCAAGCAAGCGGGATGCTCTCATTGACCAGGGCTATACTTTGTTGTCTACCGAGGAAAAAGAAAAACCCGCCAAGGCAGACAAACAGCCGCCGAAGGAACCCGAGAAATGAGCCTGGAAGAACTGACTCCCCTCCAGCGCGTCAAGCTCCGGGCGGACATCCCATTGACCGAGGTAGACGAAGCCAGGGACCTCCAGTTGCAATTGCGGCTGGAGGATGCCCAGGCTTTTTTTAAGGACTATTGTCATCGGCGGGACATCCCCGCTGCAGCTAATAGCCTGGTGGAGCAGCTTGCTGCCTACACCTGGCAACAGCGGGCGAACATCCAGAGTGAAAAGATCGGGGACACCAGCGTAACCTACGCATTAACGGCGGAGACCATTCCGCTGGATATCAGATCCCGCCTTAACCATTACCGCCGTGCGAGGATGATGTAATGAGCTGGCACCGGAAGCATTACAATGATCGCGCCCAGGTCTGGCATTATGTCAAAAGCAAGCAAGGGGGAGAAACCATCCGGCAGCTTGAGCTGCTGCATGATGCTCTCCCCTGTTTCTTGAGTCAGACCGGATTAGCAAAGAATAACCAGACGGCAGTACAAAATGACATCCGGTATGACGCAAAGCTGTTTTGCAGCCCGGCGTACAGCATCGCCCAAGGATGTGTGATTGATGTAAGCCGGGGCGGCCAAACACGTAGGTATGTAGCTGGGGAGCCTTTTGTCTATGCCACGCATCAAGAGATTGGGCTGACCCGGGAAACCAAGGCATAAGGAGGCTACTTATGCGCAAGTCGATGTATCTGGATATGAGTGAGCTGGAGCAATTGGCCGAGCGTATTCAGCAGATGGCCGAGGGCGACATAATCAACTTCATTTGCTGGCTGCTCCCCAAGCTTCAGCAGGAACTGATTGGCCGGGCTAAGCTCCGCACTCCGGTAAACTCCGGGGATCTGCGCAAACATTGGCAGCCTGGGGAGATCCGCATTATCGGGGATGTCGTGGAGGCCGAAGTAATCAATGACCTGGAATACGCATCTGACGTGGAGTATGGCTTCCGCAGCCACTTTGTCCCAGGGTACTGGCAAGGCAAAACCTTTGTGTACAGCAAGGGAGCCAAGACCGGGATGCAGGTCGGCCCTCCTGGTGGCCGAGTACCAGGGCGCTTCATGCTCAAGATCTCCCTGGAAGAGATCGAGCGCGAGCTGCCTGCCTATCTGGATGACATGCTGCAAGACTATCTAGACAAGCATTTTAACTGAGGTGAGGGATATGATCACAGTCAATACTGTGCGGCAAGCGGTCATTGATGCGCTTGACCGAGCCTTTGTGTCGATAGAGGTCAACGGCGAAGAAGTTGAACAGGGATTTACGGAGCCTTGTTTTTTTGTGCAGTTGTTCCCGGTTGCGCACACCCACTTGCTGGATCGGAGATTTCGGCGCAACCACAGCTTTAACGTGCAGTATTTTGATGCCCGTAACCGGGATTTGCACGCGATGGCCGAAGAACTTTATGACGTTTTGTATTTAATCAACGTGGAGGACGACCTGATCAGGGGTAGCAACATGAGCCATGAGATCATAGATGGTGTTCTCCATTTTTTTATACAGTACGAATTTCAGATCCTCCGGCAACCGGAGGGATACGACAAAATGCAACACATGGAGGGGATTTAATGGCAACCGCCAAATCATCAAGCCCACGGCCAGCAGCCTACACCAAGCAGCAGTTTCTTTCCTCCGCCAAGTTTACGCCTGGCGAAAAGGACATCTTGAGGGCGCTGCTGGACGATGGCAAGACCTATACACCGGATCAGGTAGCCGGGACGGTTAAAAGCTTCCTGACAAAAATCGAGAACAACAAAAAGGATGTGAAATAGCATGGCTGGAGGTACATGGACAACGCAGAACAAAGTGCGCCCTGGGGTGTACATCAACTTTGAATCGGTCGGCAGCCTACAGACCGGAGTCGGTGAGCGTGGCACAGTCACCTTCCCGCTGGCGCTCTCATGGGGGCCGTCCAAGTCTCTGATCTTGCTGCAAGCTGGTGAGGACGTATCCGGCATTTTAGGCTACGATCTGTCAGCGCCGGAGCTGCTGCCCGTTCGGGAGGCACTTAAACGAGCATCTACCCTGCTGCTTTATCGTCTCAACACGGGTACGCCTGCAACGGTGACGGTCGGTGAGCTGACGGCCACGGCCAAATACGGCGGGCTTCGGGGCAATGATTTGTCCATTATCATTCAGGAGAGCCTGGACGTTGCTGGCAGCTTTGAGGTACGGACGCTACTGGAGGGCCGTGAAGTCGATAAGCAGACGGCAGCCGACATTGCCGCCCTGGCAGCCAATGATTGGATCACCTTCAGCGGCACAGGAGATTTGGAGGCCACCGCAGGCGCTCCACTCGCAGGCGGCGCAGATGGCACAGTGACCAACGCCGATCATACGGCGTACCTGGGTGCGATTGAGGTTCAGGAGTTTAACACCGTAGGGCTGCTGTCCAGTGACGCTGCTCTGAAGGCCGTTTATACAGCCTGGATCAAGCGGCAGCGCGAAGACGAAGGGAAAATGATTCAGCTTGTCTTACCTGATTATCCCGCCGCCGACTATGAGGGTGTGATTAGCGTCAAAAATGGCGTAGTGCTGGCAGACACAACCAAGATTGACAAGGTGCAGGCCGTGGCCTGGGTGGCCGGAGCTACCGCAGGGGCAGCCGTCAACGCATCCCTGACCTATCAGGCTTATGATGATGCCGTGGACGTAGATATCCGATACACCAATAGCCAGATCATTGCCGCTCTTCGGGCAGGAGAATTCCTCTTCGTTCCTTCTCAGGGGCGTGCCTTAGTGGAGCAAGACATTAACACCCTGACCAGCTTCACGCCGATTAAGGGGCGAGAGCGGTCGAAAAATCGGGTTATTCGGGTTTTAGACGGCCTTGCAACCGACTTTAAAAGCACTTTCGAGCGCTTTTACTTGGGTAAGATTAGCAACAATGCGGACGGTCGTGGGTTGCTGCGGGCGGAGCTGACCAACATAATAACCAATTATCAGGGTATTGGAGCAATCCAAAATTTTAATTCACAAACGGACCTGAACGTACTGGCTGGATCAGCATCGGATAGCGTCTATGTTGAGATGTCTGTCCAACCCGTGGATAGCGTCGAGAAAATCTATATGCGGATTAAGGTGGTGTAAACATGGGATACCTTCAGGCGAAGGATATTGTATCGGGTCAAGAGGGCCGAGCCTATGCAACGTTTGATGGCGTGGTGGAAGAAATGTTCTACGTCAAATCAATTGAGGCAACGGCAGAGAAGCAAAAAGAAGAGGTCAAGGTGCTGGGTAAGCGCGGTACGCAGAGCAAGGCGGCTGGCTGGACAGGCACGGGTACAATGACCATTTATTACACAACAAGCCGTTTCCGTCAGCTCATGCTCCGGTACATTAAAGATGGCATTGACACTTACTTTGATATTCAGATCATCAATGACGATAGCACGACTAATATCGGGCGCCAGGCATCGGTACTGCGCAATGTCAACCTGGACAGCGTAACCGTGGCGAAGCTCGATACAGAAAGCTCGCTGCTGGATGAAGAAATTAGCTTCACGTTTGACGACTATGATCTGCAAGAGAGCTTCACCGATCCGGTGCTTGGCTAGGTGTACCACATTTTATTAGGAGGATGCTATATGACCGAACGTAACATGGATTTTTTTATGAAGGGCAATGCGCAACCTGTCGAAGAACTGGAGGAAGTGGTGACGGATCGGTACCGAGACAAGGACGGCAAGGCGATTCCATTTGTCTTTAAATCAGTTACTACAGCCAGAATTGACGAGTTGCGCACAGAATGTACAAAGCGCACAGTTGCCACTAAGCGCAAGCCAGCAACGGAAACCTTTGATAACAACCGCTTCGCAACCAAGCTAGGCATTGAATCCACAGTGTTCCCCGTATTTAAGTCTGCGGAGCTGCTGGCCTCTTACGGCCTTCAAGATCCCGTTGACTTGGTACAGGCCGTATTGGCTGTGCCAGGCGAATATGCGGCCTGGATGGATGCGGTGCGGCGTGTCAATCGACTTGACGACGACTTCGAGGAAATGGTGGAAGACGCAAAAAACTGATTGACGGCGGGGATCGGGAGGCGGTGTATACGCATTATGCCATACATCGCCTGCGGTACTCGCCACGCGATCTAGTAGATTTGTGGAATATGGAAACCCCTCATAAAGCATTCTGGTATGCGAGTATGGCGGTCGAGTTGGATCGGCAGCGCAAGGAGCAGCAGCGCATCCAGTCCAAAGCTAAAAAATGATGGTTGAATTTGCCAATGGCCTTGCTTTATGATGGTGTGGGGGTGTAGACATTGAACAAAATATTTGTACTATTTTTTGCGCTGGTGCTGCTGGCCGGATGCTCAACGCAAGCCGAGAGCTTGCAGGGTGTTGATACGGCCAAAGCTAAAGAAGAGCCTACGCTGGAGAAACAGCAAGAGCCTGTTGTGCAGGAGCCTGAAGCTGCCGCTCTTCCAGAAAGGGACGGCGCAACTATAGCAAACTTCCGTAAAGCTCTGAAACCATTCGAGGAACTTAATAAGTACGAACTTGAAGACCGCGAAACGGATGAAGGCGATAAGGAAGCTTATCCTGGATTAATCGCGCAGGCGATATTTAAGAACCATAATGTAGTGAGTGGTCAAGATGAATTTTGGTTATTTGAATTTTCTACAGTCGAGGAAGCACAGGCCCTTTATGAAGAAGATGTTGAATTTTGGGGAGAAGCTAAAACTCAAAATCGTTCATTCACTAATGGATATCTCGTACTAAGAGTATTGAATAAAGATAGTGACCATTTGGAACTTTACAAGAAAACGTTTATGAACCTGACTCCCTAACCGGAGTCTTTTTTATTGGGGGGGTGTAATGAGTGGCTAAAATTATGGCGGTCTTTGACTTTAGGGACCGAATCACCAAGAAGTTACTGAAACCCCAGAAGGCCATAGCTCGCATTACTAAGGAAACGGACAAAACCAATCGGATGATGCAAAAGCTCAATCGTATGCGTATTAATCCGCGTTTGAGATTGAATGACCGCATCACACGGCCTTTGCAAAAAATCCGTACATCCCTATCCAGGCTGGGCCAACGCATCACCACAGCCACCGTCAAACTCAATGACCAGGCCACGCCTGGCATAGAAAAAATAGATACTGCCCTGAGAGGACTTGCAGACAAGGCCCTCAAGGTTGCTGCCGTCGCTGGTATTACTGGCGGCGGTTTGTTATTTGCCGGACAAAGTGCGTACGAGATGGATGCGAGAGCGGCGGCAGTTACGGGCTTGCCTAGAGATTACTTTTCCGAGTCGGTTCAGGATATCTACTATGGTAGTAAAGCGGGAACGTCCCGTGAAAATGTCCTTACATCTCTGGTTGGGATCGGGCAGCAGACGGATCTGCGAGATCAGATGCTGGCCGAGTCAGCACTGTATGCCAACATGTTCAGCAGCTTGCATCCCGATATGGATGTCAACCAAATCTCCCGGGCTGCCAGCACCTTCTATAACTCAATGCAGGCTGACTTCCAGCGCACCTATGACAGTATGTCATACGTCTGGCGTAACGGCGGCGATATGGCGGACGATCTGGCCGATACGTATGCGGAATATGCTTCCACCTTCGCTAAACTGGGAATCTCACCAGAACAGTTAGCGTCAGGGTTAATCGCCGGGCAAGATGCTGGGGCATGGAATTATGATGTCCTTGCAGATGCTTTGCGTGAGTGGGGAATAAAATCTTTAAATGAGTTTAACGAAGATGCTATTAATGCAATGGGCAAGCTTTTGGGAGAAAGCCGAACAACGGACTTGTACAAAGGAATACTAAATGGAGATGTTACAGGGCAAGCTTTTCTAGCAGAAATCGCTGCCGCTCTCTCTCAAGTTGGTGCAGCAGATAGAGAAAGGTATGGGACAGACCTTTTCGGCACCAAATACGAAGACATCAGCACCCCGATTTTGGACATGGCTAACGGCTTAGCTCTAACGGCCGACACAGCCGGAGAGCTTACGAAGCAGTTTGAAACCTTCAGGTCAGCCAATCCCATGACCCCGATGAATGACACACTAAGCGGCATGAAGTCACTCATTGAGGGTATCGGCAAGTCAGCGCTGGTAGGCCTTGCCCCGGCCTTTGAAGCTTTTAACGCCTGGGCAGCAAGCGACGAAGGGCAAGTCGCGATTGCCAACTTCACACAATCCATAGCAGATCTAGCCGTTAGCCTGGGCGAAGGTCTTGTAAACGGAATTCAATGGGTCATTGAAAATTGGGACACGCTGGAGCCGATCTTAGAGGGCGTATTGTTGGCACTCGTATCCATCGGCGGGATCACCAAGGGGGTCAAGATCGGTCAAGCCTTTGCCAAGGCGTGGCCGTGGGTCGTCAAACTGGGCAAAGGCATCGGCTCCATTGCTGGCCGTATTCCTGTTCTCGCTGCGGTGGTTTTTGCTTTTTTTGACAGCCTTGCCCAAATGGAATGGCTGTATAGCAATATCGACAAGATTAAGCTGGTTATCGGCGCCCTCCTGACCGCCTGGGGGAATTGGTGGTCAGAGTGGTGGACGGATGTGAAAAACCGCTGGAATAGTAACATGGATTGGCTGGAAAACACTTGGAACGACAGTATTAACTGGATCAAAGCGAAGTGGAATGCTTTTGCAGATGCGCTGCAATCGACTATTGAAAAGCCGTTGAACTGGGTCGAAGACAAATTTGCTTCCATTACAAGCTGGCTGGACAACATTGGTACAAAGTTCAGTGACTTCATGGGTTCGTTGGGCAGCGTTGGAGACATCACCATGCCCTCCTTTATCACGGGTTTAATCCCCCATGCTAACGGCATTTCTGACGTTCCTTTTGACAACTACCCCGCCGCTCTCCACAAAGGCGAGACAGTGCTTCCCGCCGAAGAGGCGGAGCTGATCCGCTCGATGGCAGGTCATCGCTACCCAAGCCGGGGCGGGGGCCGTAGGGATATCGTGGTACAGTTCAATGGCGATAACCATTACAGCAATGATATGGACGCCCAGCGGGTGGCATATATCGCCGTTCGAGCGGTAAAGGACAAAATGACCGAAGAACTGTTTACAGGACCTGAAGGAGTGTACGAGGTATGAGCATGGAGTTTTGGCTTTCGTATAACAACAACGCCGAGCGCCTTCAGCTCCCGGTCAACCCGGAAGAGATCACCATTGGCAACAGCTCGCAGACCGAGGTCGTTAACGTGTCGGGAATCGGTGAGGTCGCTATTATCAATGACCCGGTGCTAAAGACGTTTGACTTCTCCAGCCAGTTCCCTTCCTCCTGGGGTCCATATTGTGCATACAAGGACATTCCCGACCCCAAGGCGGCAGCCGCGACAATATCCCGCTGGAAGGCCACCGGGAAGCCGATCAGGTTTTTGGTCACGGAAACAACCTGGAACTTTGCGGTCACCATCGAAGATTACACCTACCGGGAGGTAGCCGGGGATGTTGGCACAATTTATTTTGACTTGAGTCTGCGTGAGTACAAATTTATCAAAATCCGCAAGCTGGAGACCAAGACCACGGCAGCCGGGACAACCAGCGCCAGCGTCAGCAGCGCATCGGCCCGGCCCAGCGAACGGGTTACGCCTGCCACCTACACGGTGCGCAGCGGGGACAGCTTGTGGAAGATTGGGCAAAGCCACGGCGTAGCCTGGCAGACGTTAGCCAAGCTCAACGGTATCCGCGCCCCTTACGTCATTCGTCCCGGCCAGGTGGTGAAGCTGAAATGATGGAGCTTTATGTGGTGCGCAGTGACGGCACGTTTCAACTCCCGGTGCAATCGGTGGAGTGGTCCGGGGAAAAGTTGGCCGCACCCCGGACGCTCACAGCAACGGTGCTATCCACCCAGCGGGGGCTACACCAGAAGCAGCCGGTTAACATGGGCAATCAGCTTATTTTCCGCTGGAAGGGCGAAGAACTATTTCGCGGAACCATCTTCGCCAGGGACCGAACCCGGGACGGCAGCCTGTCCCTGACAGCCTATGACCAGTTGATCTATCTCACGCAAAATACGGATAGTTACATCTTCGTGGGCAAAACCTTGGCCGAGATCGTGCGCCGGATCTGCAAGGACTTTGATATTCCCGTGGGGACGATTGCCGACACGCCTCACCGTCTCACTCGTAGCTTCGAGGGGCAAACGCTGTTTGACATGATCCTGGCTTGCATCTCGCTCACCTACAAGCATACGGGGGTCAAGTATTACATTTACGCCAGCAAAGGCAAGGTCAATCTGGTCAAACGTGTGGATATGGCTCATAAGTGGGTTGTTGAAGACGGCGCTAATCTCATGGACTATTCCCTAAGTGAGACGTTAGAAGAGACGGCCACCCGGGTGAAGCTGGTCGCGGGTGAAGCTAAAAAAGCCATCACGGCCAAGGTCGATGCGGGTTGGCTTCAAAAGTCTTACGGGGTTCTGCAATACTTTGAGAACGTCTCGGAAAACGTCAATAAAGCCCAATTAATGGCCCGCGCCGAGCAAGCTTTGCGGGCCAGGGCGAAGCCAGGCGAAACGTTGTCCGTGGATGCCTTGGGCATACCTGATGTGATATCTGGCGGCGCGGTCTATGTGATCGTGGCGGAGCTGGGAGTACATCGGGCTTTTTACATTGACCAGGATATGCACAGCTTTTCCGGTAACACACATACCATGTCGCTGACGCTCAATCGTACGGACGACCTGCCGGAGATTGATGCGGCCAGTATAACCGATGCAGCGGGCGACGGTGACAGCGAGAGCGACAAGGAAAAGGACGACCCTGAGACCTTTGCCCAACGCCTAAAGAAAGAACTTTTTGGAGGTGACGCATAATGCTCGTGCAGGTTGTTAAAGAAGCCGCCCGCCAGGCGGTGGATTCCGCTATGCCGCTGCGCATCCTGGAGGCGGTGGTGGTCTCGCCCCCTCCAGCGCTGTCCATACAGCTTGCTGGGGATCAGCGAATGATCATTCCCGCCGAGCTGCTCCTGGTAGCCGAAAGGCTGGAGACGGGCCTGAGAACCGGGGATGAAGTATTGATTTTCGCGGTACAAGGTGGTCAAACCTATTACTTGGCTGATCGGGTGGTACGCTATGCTAACTCCTGAATCCGCTGCCTCTATTCCCTCTTTATTTGCATCTGAGATCCAGCCCAGCCGTACCTACCGACTAGACCGGGATGCCGGACGTGTATCTGGTATGGTGGATGGCCTAGAAGCGGTTAAACAGTTCATCATCAAAACCTTGGGTACAGGACGCTGGCGACATGTCATTTACCCGGACTCGTACGGGTCAGAAGCTGACAACATCATCGGCCAGAGCTTCAGCCTAAGCTTCACGCGCACAGAGCTGGCCCGAATAATTACAGAGGCGCTGATTTATGATGAACGTATTAACGAGGTCAAAGACTTCGACATTCGCCAGGAGCAGGATAGACTCACCGTGTTTTTCACGGTCGTCACGGTGTACGGCAATCTATTTTTGAATGAGGTGATCTAGCGTGTTTGAGGACGCATATTACAGCTTCGAGGCAATCCTTCAGCGGATGTTGTCCCGGGTGGCGGATGACGTAGATAAACGGGCTGGCAGCATCATCTATGACGCTTTGGCTCCTTGTGCCGCCGAGCTGGCCCAGACATACATTCAGCTTGATGCCGTACTAGAGGTATCCTTTGCCGATACGGCCAGCGACGATTACTTAAGCCGCCGCACATCGGAGTTTGGGGTGCAGCGGGCAACGGCAACGGCTGCTGTACGCAAGGGGCTATTCTACGGAGCGAATGAGGCGCCGCTGGATGTGCCTATGGGTTCCTGGTTCGGCATCGAGGATCTAACTTATGTTGTCCAGGAGCGTATCAGCCTTGGGGTGTACAACCTCTTGTGCGATACGGTGGGCATTGTGGGTAATCAGCAATTTGGGACGCTGCTTCCCATTGACTACGTGCCTGGATTGGTTCGTGCGGAGCTTGCGGACGTGATCGTTCCCGGCGAGGATCAGGAGACGGACGATGCCCTGCGGCTGCGGTATTATGAGACGGTTAATGAGCCTGCCTTTGGCGGGAACATTGCGGACTATGAGCAGACCGTAAATGCCATGGATGGTGTAGGGGCAACTAAGGTCTTCCCGGTGTGGAACGGTGGCGGGACAGTCAAATGTACGATCATTGCAGCGGACTGGTCAGCACCTTCAAGCACCCTTGTATCGGCGGTGCAGACCGCCGTTGATCCTACGGCCAACCAGGGCAAAGGCTACGGCACGGCCCCCATTGGGCATGTGGTCACGGTGGCGGGGGTCAGCGGTGTGGCCGTCGATGTGACGACAACCGTTATTCTGGCCGAGGGTAGCACCGCCGGGCAAGTCCAGGCTCCCATAGAGTCAGCGGTGACGGCCTATCTGCTGGGGCTTCGGCAAACTTGGGCCACAACGGAGCAAATCATTGTGCGGGTGGCGCTTATTGAGGCGGCCATATTGGCCGTACCTGGCGTGATTGATGTATCAGACACGATGCTGGGCGGGATAGCGGCCAACATGACGCTGGCCGCTGAAGAGATCCCGCTGATGGGGACGGTGACCGTTCATGCCTCCTGATCGTTTCATGGGATATTTACCTCCTTACTATGAGGACGTGCTGGAGTTTGTGCAGCTTGGGCAAACGGAGGATATAGAGCTGAATCAATTGGAGACGGCGGTAAAGCAGCTTTTCGCGGATCAGTTTGTATTGACATCTGGCGTTCAGGCGATCAAACGGCGGGAGCTGATGCTGGGCATTCAAGCTGATTCGACCACGGAAACCCTGGAGTTCCGCAAGCAGCGCATTTTGAACCGCTACCGGACGAAGCCACCTTTCACCGTGCGCTGGCTGCAAGAACAGTTGGACAAGTTGGTAGGCCCGGGTATGACCGTCGTTTCGGTAGATCCGCCGAACTTCGTTTTGTATGTGACGACCAACATTGAAAATGCGAACTTGTTCAAGGAAGTCCGGCACACCGTGCAGACAATCAAGCCTGCCAATATCCTTTACCAGCAAAACACTTCTATTAATACCACCATTGGACTGGAAGAGCATATTATCCGGCGAGATATTGGCTGGAACTACAAACTGAACGATTCATGGAAGCTAGGCGAAGAGTCCTTTGCCACATTTGGAACGGAGGTTGAAGTTACATGATCACGGCATCTTTCAAGCAGGAGGTAGCAACCTATGTTAATACGCGCATCGCCAAGGTTGTTTTGAATGAATCTTACGAGATTACCGAGTTTGAGGAAAAGGCTGTGACGGATTCAACGGTAGCCCTCAATTATATTGTTCCCGCTGCTGACGTTCCCGTCATTAGCTTGATCGAGCTGCGGGATGCAGCGGGCAACATTCTCACCACCAATGCGGTCAATGTTCCAGTATCGTCGGACACGCTTATGCTGCAAACGGTAGAAGTTAAGGAGGTAGTGAACTGATGGCCAAGACAGATTGGAAAATGTCCGACACGGTGAAGCCGGATGACATGAACAGCATCGGGCAGGAGATCAATGATTTGCGTAGCGAGGTAGATAACATTGAGATTCCGCCCGCTAGCCTGACCACTCCGGGGATTGTGCAGCTCTCCAGCAGTGCGAACAGCAGCAGCGAGACCCTGGCGGCCACGCCGTTAGCGGTCAAAACCGCCCATGACGCAGCCGCAGCCGCCCAAAACACGGCCAACGCCGCCAATTTAGCGGCGGCAGCGGCAGGTACTGGCCTGTCAACGCATGCCAACAATGCGACGATGCACATTACGGCGGCAGAGCGAGTGAAGTGGAATGCGGCGGAGAACAACGCTAAAAACGCAAGCTTGCCGAGGGCTACGCGATCTGCCAACAATCTGAACAGCATCACAGAAAACGGTTTTTACGATGGGTCCAGCATGGCTAATGCTCCAAGTACGGATTGGCATTATGTCGAGAATATTGTGCATTCTGCTAACCCCGGAGCTTGGCGGCTTCAGAGAGCGACAAATTTTAATACCGGAGTTACGTATTGGAGGCAAATGAGAAGTGGAACATGGACAAATTGGCAGACATGGGGTGGTGGCGTGAAAAAAGTAACGAGGTATTCAGCCCATTTGTACTATCACACCCAAGACGACAATGGTATTGTGGCGGTAACAATCCCGGCTGTGGACGTTAATAAAACCTCAATCAATCTGACTGGATACTATACTGATGGTTTTGACGACGTGAATGCTGGTTCCGATTATCAAACTCCAGCGGTTTATCTTTATAATGCAACAACAGTCAGAGTACGCAATACAGACAATATGAGAACTGGACTAGAAATTTACGTATATTTTGAAGTCATCGAATACAATTAATAGGAGGAAAATGTATGCCATATATCCAAGTTAATAATAGTGGAATCGTGTATGCCATCAGTGATAGTCAAGTCATTCCTGTAGCCGATAATATCTTCGAGGTTGACTCATTCGACTCGTCTTATTTAGGCAAGCGTAGACTCGCAGACGGAACCTTTGAGGATGTTCCGCTACCAGAATCATCGCAGGAGTCAGACGCCAAATAGGTGTATTTTTTATGCCCTCGGAGCCGATCCGGGGGCTATTTAAGTAGAGAGGTGGTATAAATGATCAGAATGTTTCGTTCAAAAGATTACGTACAGGCTCATGAGTTTATTGATTTTTCATCCATACAGCCGATTATCCAGCTTACAGGTATGGGTATCACCGTTGACTTTTCTAACACAGGTGATCTTCAATCCATCACGCTAAAAAACGGTACAACCACCATTGTGGCCGCTCCCGGGCAGTTTATCTACAAAACGAATACGGGAACGGTAGGTGTTTGCGGGTTGGAGTGGCTGCAAGATAACTACGTAGAGGACCCGCCACTGACGGGCCGGGAGGGATGATTTAAGTGGAAGATGGACAACTTTTCACATGGGATGCTCTAGGCACAATGGCCGGGGCATCCCTTCTTGTTTATTTTGTTGTGCAATACACGAAAGGCATAATTGACCGCTTTGCCCGTTGGCTGCCTACGGATATATATGCAGTTCTTACAGCTTGGATCGTGTTGTCACTAGCTCAGTTAGCAATGGGTGATGCTGATGCTGCCGATTGGCGTGTATATGTATTGGCATTCGCTAATGCTTTTTTGGTGGCGGCAGCGGCTGGGCAGATGCAACATAAAGCAATTAATCCACCAGGCAAAGGAGATGACAAAGCCGTATGACATTGACACTGGACTACGTAAAGGCAAAATCGACCCCCAAATTATCAGGGCTATATCCAATCGTCCGCCAGGCTACGGAGCGTCTCATTGAGCGCTCCTATGCAGCTGGTGTGCCGATTCTTATTACCCAGGGGTTACGCACCATAGCGGAGCAAGATGCCCTGTACGCGCAGGGCCGCACGAAGCCGGGTAAAATCGTTACCAATGCACGAGGTGGCTACAGTAATCATAATTTTGGGATGGCCATCGATTTTTGCTTGCTTAAACCAGACGGTAAAAATGTGAGTTGGGAGGTAAGTCCGGCTTGGTTGCAGGTGGTCGAGATTGCAAAGTCACTTGGTTTTGAATGGGGTGGAGATTGGAAGAAGTTCAAAGACTACCCGCATTTTGAGATGACCTTTGGGCTAACGACTGCACAATATCGAGCAGGAAAACGGCCTACATCAACACAGATTCAATCCGTGCTAAAGCGGATGGGAGAGGATGCGAAAAAGATGGACAAAGCTAAGGTAATCGTAAATGGTAAGGATATAGACGAGGGTGTACTGATCAATGGTACAGCTTATGTACCGCTACGAGCTATTGGAGAGGCTCTTGGGTTGCAGGTTGATTGGGACAATAAGAGTAAGACAGCTACGATTTCAAGATGA